AACCGTGGCATGCAGATATTTTTGATTTTCTGGAAATGAAAAAGAACCATGGTGATGAAGAATTAAAAGCAAGAGATTTATTTTATGCGCTCTGGATATCGGATTTATTCATGCAAAGAGTAAAGGAAAAGAATGGTAAATGGTCTCTCTTTTGTCCGCATGAGTGTCCTGGACTAGCGGACGTATATGGAGACGAATTTGTTGCCCTTTATGAAAAGTATGAAGAAGATGGTAAAGCAAAGAAAATAGTAAATGCGCGTGAATTATGGTTTGCTATTTTGGATGCCCAAATGGAAACAGGAACACCTTATCTTTTGTATAAAGATGCTGTCAATAAAAAGAATAATCAATCAAATCTGGGAACCGTGAAATCGTCTAATTTATGTGTTGCTCCAGAAACTTTGGTTCTCACAAAGAATGGACATATACCGATTGAAGATATTGTAAATCAAGAGGTTGAAATTTGGAACGGAGAAGAATTTTCAAAAGTGAATATAATTAAAACTGGTACCGATCAAGAATTAATGGATGTTTTTACAGATGATGGAACAAAATTAACTTGTACTCCTTATCACAAATTTCACATACAAAGATCATATTCAGAAAAATCAATTGAGATTGTTGAAGCCAGGAATTTAAAACCGGAGGATAAATTAATTAAATGTGATTTTCCTGTTATTGATGGAAATGATACGTTTTTATATAATGAAAAATTTGATATTCCATCTTATACATGCTCTCTTCAAACGAAATTAGATTGGTTTGCAGGATATTGTGATGCCGACGGAACTATCGCAAAAAATGGTGATAACGAACAACTCCAGGTATCTTCAACCAATCATGAATTTTTAAAAAATGTCAAATTATTTTTACAAACATGCGGAGTAAATGCAAAAGTAAAATTATCATGTATACGTGAAAAAAGTTATCTACCTGATGGTAAAGGTGGTCATAAATTTTTTAATGTAAAACCAATATATAGATTATTGCTTACATCTTGTGATTTATACTATTTATGTTCCATTGGTTTTAGTCCTAAACGACTAAAAATTACTGGTAATAAACCTGCAAGAGATGCTAAGCAATTTATAAAAATATTAAAGGTTGAATTTAATAATAGAATTGACGATACATATTGTTTTACTGAGCCAAAAAAACACACAGGTATTTTTAATGGTATTATTACAGGACAATGCACGGAAATTGTGCAGTACTCAGACCGTGATGAAACAGCGGTTTGTAATTTGGCTTCGATAGCATTGCCGGCATTTGTCGACGAAAAAACAAAGCAATTTGATTACAATAAATTGCACGAAGTCACCAAAATAGTAACTAACAATTTGAATAAAGTAATTGATATCAATTTTTATCCGACAGAGAAAACGAAGTTAAGTAATTTAAGACATCGACCAATTGGAATTGGTGTGCAAGGCTTGGCAGACACATTTATTTTAATGGATATTCCGTTTCATTCTGATGAAGCAAAACACATAAATAAATTGATTTTCGAGACCATTTATCACGCATCTTTACAAAGAAGTAATGAAATCGCGATTGAGAGAAAAAAAGCATATTTGGCAATGCCAAAAACTCCAAATAGGATGAACATGTTGATTGGAAGAGAAATATTTTTACCTGAAAAATGGATTGGTGCATATAGTTCATTTGACGGGTCGCCTACATCCAATGGCGTTTTGCAGTTCGACATGTGGAATGTTTTGCCTCCAAGTGACCGATATGATTGGGGTGCTTTACGCCTATCTATAATAGACCATGGTCTAAGAAATTCGCTTCTCGTGGCCCCGATGCCTACTGCATCCACGTCGCAAATTTTGGGTTATAATGAGTGTTTCGAACCGTTAACAAGTAATTTGTATTCGAGGCGAACATTGGCAGGAGAGTTTGTGGTCGTGAACAAATATTTGATGCGAGAGTTGATACAATTGGGATTATGGAATGAACAGATTAAGAATAATATTATTTTAAATAAAGGATCCATTCAACAGTTAACTATTGTACTAGAAGAAGTGCGTAATAAGTATAAGATTGTCTGGGAAATTCCTATGAAGCACCTGATTGATATGGCAGCAGATAGAGGTGCGTTCATTTGTCAAAGCCAGAGCTTGAATTTATGGATGGAGGATCCAGTTTACAATAAACTAACATCGATGCATTTCTATGCCTGGGAGAAAGGGTTAAAAACAGGTATTTATTATTTGAGGCGAAAGGCAAAGCATCAGGCGCAACAATTTACTATTGAACCTGATCAAAACGAAAAGGCAGAAGAAAAGGAGGAAATATGTGAAATGTGTAGTGCATAAATGTGTAGTGCATAAATGTGTAGTATTATAGGATTTATATGATTATTTATATTATAATAATTAATCATATTTTATTTATTGTAAAAGCAAAAAATGTGTAGAAATGCCAATAGAGACAAATGCCTTGGCTATGCAGTCTAGTACATTAAATGTTGCATTCATAGTTTTTTGATCTGCCATGTACAATAAACCATACATTGACCATATAACAAAATAAATACCAAATAAAACATAATTCATAAAATAGTATTTTCCTTGAATAAAATTTCTATACAATAGCCAAAATATTCCTGCAAAGGGAACAAATCCTAATATATCAGCTGTTATTCTACTTAATTGTTTAGTTTCTCCTAGAAATCCAAATAACAGCATAAGCCAATCTAATATTACTAAAATGAATATAGTTGCAGGACTTACAGAGGTATTGTTATTTGACGATAAAACAAGTACCAAGGATACGAGCATTAATGGAGTTGTTATAGACCAATCAATATAACGAAGACGGTCTACATTGAACCATCCATATAAATTTTCATAGGATAACTTATATTTGTAAATTAAATTAATATAAAAAGAATAAATATAAGCTGCAAATGCGGTAATAACGGTTTCGATAATAAGAATTGTTTTCATGTTAGTAGGTTTTACATAAAAGAAGGTAAAAATAGATAAAACACATGCAAAAATTAAAAAATAAAAGGTTGTTCTAAATGATATTTTAATGAAAGAATTAATAGATGAACTATTTTGATTTTGTTGATGATCTGTATTGTTCATATATAATTAATTATAATTTATTTATTTTTATTATTTCTGTGTCTTTTTTTGTGTTTACTCAAACGTTTCGTCTTATTCTTTACTTTGATACCTTTCTTATTTCGCCTTTTAATACGTCTTTTCTTTGTTTTTACTGTACTATGTAATGATAATGATGGAGTAGGGCATTTGTATTCCGGAGGTGTAACACTATTAATATATCGTGTAATCTTACGATTTGTTCCACATATATCTAAACTGGGTTCCAATGTCATACAATATACCCGTAAACAAACAATCGCATCAATAATTGCGTCATGCATAGCCTCTCCAGTTGGCTCATAACCAAAATAATGTTTATAAGCCTCTATTAATTTGGGTGCCTTGACATTTTCAAATACTTTTTGCTCACCAGTTTTAGGATTAGTATAATTATATGGAACAATAATATTACAAATCGGTTTTGTTTTTTCCATGGTACATTCAAATAATTGCTCCTCCATAATTAATTCAATATCTGACTGTTTATCATCATAATCAGACAATCTTAATATTTCTGACATAATCATTAGCCGGTCAAATTGAGCATTATGTGCAACGATTACATCCGCCCTGCGTGCATCCTTTAAAAACATATTTAATGCATCTTTTATCGTCATTTTGTTAGTTGCATTTGCAATTATTTCCCTAGTAATATGATGTATTTGAATACTCTCCTCACTAATCTCAACATCTTCGCCAATATCAATATAATTATTGAACAATGTTGCATTAACGGGATTGTCAGTATCGTATAAAACATAAGATAGTTGAATAATAGATGGCCACTCAGAAATAAACTGAGACCATAAATCAGATGCATCTGCCATTCTATTTTTATCTAAAAATATTTTACCTACAAGGTCTCTATCTTTCCATGTTCTTCCGGGGAAAACAGGTAGTTTCCCCGTCGTTTCTGTATCAAATGCTACTATTTTTACCATTGTATAATTTATATGAATATATAAAAAAATACTAAGTCCATTTATAATATATTTAGACGATAATTTAGACGATAATTTAGGCAAACTCTTTACATATGCCGAATGTTTTTCTATGCCATTTGGTAATTCCAAATTGTTTAATTCCATCCATGTGTTTTTTTGATCCGTATCCTTTGTTAGTATCAATTCCATAGCGTTCTCCTAATTCTGGGTTTTCTAAACAGAGCTCATCTATGTATCTATCTCGTTCTACCTTGGCTAAAATGGATGCAGCTGCAATAGGTGTGTATTTGTTATCACCGCCTTCAATTAATTCATATTTAATTGTTTCTAGCTTAGTTTTACCTTTATTTAAAATAGTTAGAGGCTTGAAATAGTTGCCATCTACTAACAATAAATATTTACTTGTATCAACATGTTCCAATTGTTGTATTATTTTTTTTATACATTTATGCATTGCAGATTGAGTGGCTTGCAATATATTGATTTCATCAATTTTCTCTTCATCTTCATATTCGACCGCCCATGCTAAAGCATTTGCCTTGATATATTCGGCAACTTGTTCTATTTTCTTTTTCGAGTGAAACTTTTTACTGTCTTTCATTGAAGAATGATCGAACGTATCATCTTTAGGTAAAACTACTGCACCGGCATAAACCCGACCAAACATTGGACCACGACCAGCCTCATCTATACCAATTTCTGTAATGTTTGGATCATTGTTAAAACATATATTTAAGGGTACAGAATTTGTTTTTGATTTTTTTGTTAGTTTATTTTTTATACTAGTCGCAGATATATGTACAGATATAGGAGTAGACACAGGAGAAGACATAGATATTTCATTATCGTCGTCAATAATAACAGCACAAACCCAGTCACTTTTGTTAGTCGTCATATTCTACTATAATATTATGAATAATATAATTAATTGATAAATTAAATCAATTTTTTCACTATATAAATTATACAATGAAAGGAGAATTGTTAATACTTTTTGTAATTTTATTATTAGGATTAATTTTATGCTCCTTTTTAGGAGGTTCTGGTTGCAAAGAAGGTATGGAAAATAATGGGTCTAGTCAAGTATTTACAGGTCCTAATGGTACGACCGCCCAAATTCAAACCGATTCAAATGGAAATAATGTATTGGTAATTACTGATGCAAATGGTCAGGCAACTACTTATACAGTATCAAATACAACAAATGCTGTTTACAGTTCTACCACATATGTCGGACCAAATGGAGCAACTGCTACTGTTAAAGAAAGTTCTAATGGATCAACTGCAATCCAAGTGAAGGATGCAAATGGGCAAGTAATGTTAACTTTAACTAACAATCCAAATACTGAAAATGCTACCGCTACTACTCAAAATGGAACTTATGTAAATACTGACACTGATTATGATAACTACGATCATTATTCCCAATCATCTAATCCAGTCATATTTTATGGTCCAAATGGCGGCACTGCACGTGTAATTAAAACCCAAAATGACAACACTATTGTCATTACAGATGTGAATGGAGCTACCCAAATTTATTATATTGATAAAAATGCATCTGATCCTAGTTATGCTGCTTATTATGGTCCAAATGGAGGCTCTGCTAAAGTGGTTACCGATAGTAATGGCAAAAAGGCGGTAGAAGTAACGACGCCTGATGGAACCAAAATCTTATATTATGCAAACAAGGTTTATACACAACAACCCAGTCAAGATGAAACCATAAATCAATATTATCCAGAAAGCACTTCTGCTGGATCTGATTACAACTCTGCCTTTAGTGCGTCTACCTATATGGGACCCTATGGCGGCCAAGTAAATACCGTGACGGGTCCAGCTGGTAACACCTATGCTACTTATGATAACTCGGCTTATATGAACTCTTTGCCACAAGGCATCCCTCGCAGTCAGATCCCACCTGGACAGGAAGATTTGTACATTTTGAAGTCCGAGGTTGTGCCACCTGTGTGTCCTGCTTGTCCACCACCGGTTGTACAATGCCCTGACAAGTTTGATGTAACGAAGTGTCCGCCCTGCCCGCCGTGTAATAGGTGCGCTGAACCAAGTTTTGAATGCAAAAAGGTACCAAATTATGGAGCATTTAATCAAGATTTTATGCCTGTGCCTGTTTTAAGTGACTTTTCCAGTTTCGGCATGTAAATACGGGGACATATTTTATCTAACAAAACAATTTAAATATAGTACCATAATATCAAGCAAATGACCGAATTTGATATTATGAATAATGACATAGATGCACTCAAACAACGAATAAAGGATTTAGAAAATGAAAACATGGAATTAAAAGAGCATCTAAAAAAGTATACTGCACCCGAATATAAAAAAAAATATTATGAAGAAAATAAGGAAATTATTAAACAAAAACATAAAGAATATAAGCCAACTGATGAACAAAAGAAAAAATGGGCAAGGACTGCCTATTTAAAAAAGAAGGAAAAACAAGAAAATATTTAGGATTTATATATTTTCGCAGAAACTATATAAACATAATATTCTAACTATAATATAAATGGAAGAAGAAATATGGAAAACAATTGAAGACTTTCCAAATTACGAAGTCAGTA